GCCCCCCTCATTCCTATCTTACCTTTCGGCCACCTGACTTACACAGGCACTTGCGTGGTGTAGGCTCAAATAGAGTTCCCTATTCATTGGTTTCAATACGCCAACTGCTATCAAGTAACTAGTGTCTCACGGCATTCCGTTATTGACTTAAAAGTCCCTTACACACAGTTGTGAAATTCATCCAACTTATTCAGTCATCCAACTAAATCAAATGGGGGGGTAGGAGTCGCAGAGTGCAAAAGAAAAACACTCCGCGTGCAACTCCTAATAGGTCAGGGTGAGATGTTCCATGCCCTCAACGAGCGACTGCCCGCCAGGCGTATAGCCATACCACATCTTCGTAACGTCCAATACCGCTTTAACGGCGGGTGAATCAGCAATGTCATTTAAGGCATTGGTGAATTGTTGAACGTATGAAAGACCGGATTCTACTTTAGCACCGTACGTAGCGGTTGCTGCAGCGTCCATAGTGGCATTAACTTTCACAGGATCACCTACATGACTGGGAGTACTGGTGAAAAGTGCATTCGAACCAGCAATCTCACAGTGGTTGATGATACGTACCTCAAACGTATTTCCGGGTGTTCCATAGAACACAAGAGCGGAAAAAGGATTCGCTGAGGTTTGTCCACCATCTGACCAGGGAAAGAGTCGGTCTGCATCAGTCCATTGCAGATCCTCCTCATGCATGGGCGGCAAAGCCACAATTTGCTTGCGACCATCGAGAACACTCATTGAACGTGCCATGAGTGATCCTGCGTTTCCAAGAGTGGTTGTAGTCAGTGTTAACTGATTAGGGTGAACTAGGTGATAAACAGTACCACCACGGTTCAACTCAGTACCAGTATATCTGAACTGCATTCCACTCGCATTCACGCGGAATTGACTTCTCGTTGTCGCAGCACCTGCTTCAGCAAGCTCCGCAGCCAAAATGGGCGAAGAAAACACACTGGAAGCTACTCCAGTGTCAGTCTTACTAAAGACGGCAGCAACGTCTCCAGCATACGTACCTCCTGTGCTGTAGACTGCATTCCCAGTAGTGGCATCACCAACAATGGTCGGATCGTACATAATCCAACCTATGCCAGCAGTACCAATGGTAACAGTACCATTCCATGTTGTGATCAACTTACGTGACCTCTTAGCAGGAAATGACGGATAACAAACTTGCCCCATAATAGATGGGTCAAATGGGTTGGTTAGTGCTCTCAACCACACGCGTTCGCACATCGTCAAACGCGACAAGTAACTACTTATCATTCCTGCTCCAGATCTCCTTCCTGACCTACGGCCCTTCCTCTTGGGCTGTGCACTCTGGCGTGCACCACCGACGCTCTTGTTTCGATTGCGTCCTCCTCGTGTACGTTTACTAGCTTGTTTGGCTTTCGGAACCATCGTCTTGGGTCTCAAACTCAAATTTGACCCTCCCGTGGAAATTTCGGCACACTCAGGCATTATGTAAAATCCGGATTGTTCATGCAACGTATTCCATACAACCCCTCTGTCGTAATTAGTAATCACAGCAGTTTTCATAAACTCGCGAAAGTACTCTACGAGTAAATGTTTCTTGGGGTGATACACATTGTAGGCTATAACACCCACAATGCGCATGGCATATACAAAGTCCGTTTCTTTCTTACTTCGATACGCTAACCTTACAACACTACG